AGTTCGGGTATCTCATCCAGTTTAGCAATGAGACCCCTGTCAATATGTGCTTCAACTATTCCTAATCTATGGAATATCTCGTTCATCTGTTGATCTGTATGTGCTACAACAGAATCACGAATAGTGTTACAAATATGTTCATGCACATCAATATTTCGTGCAAAATTGAATTTTGTTTTACATTGACCAGTCGTATAAATTTAAAGTCATCTGGCTTACCTCCACAACTATTTGGTAAGTGACTCGTTCGGCATCTATTAATTTTCATAACGATGCTATTTGACGCTACTCAGGGTACTTCATATGATAGAGAACGGCTATCTAACATACTATAAAGCTTATACATATAGTAGCGGGCTGCTTTCCGTAGATTAGGGACTAGCAGTGAGCCCCATGGACCTTTAACGTCCCGTGACGGTGAGGAATTTACTCCTCCTCGGTGATACCATACTTGGATTTCCATTCCTCAAATCTTCGTTTGTAAGGAAGGTTCCAATTGCGTGGCATCCATGAGTTGTAATTTTTCCTGGCTACAACTCTTTCCATTTTTACAAGCCTGTCATTGAAGACTTCCTCGCCATGGAAAAACCATTCTCTGAGGGCTCCATCAATACACTGAATTGCGACAGCGTCTTGATCTTCCTCCTTTGATTTCAAGTTGGACATAAGACTCTTGAGAATAGAGTCCTCGTCCAAACGAGCAACCCACATACCTTTTTCCTTTGCCCCAGGTGCAACCAAATTAGGTTCCCAACGGGACCATCGTTTAAGAAATTCCATGTTGTCCATATCTATGAACGGCACGGATTCTGCATCCTTTTGAGCCATAGTGAATTCAATTCCACGATTATAGTAAATTCTTGCCATAGCCGTGTGGTTGTATTCAGGTACGTGAATGCTGCATGACATTGCGTTGTCGTCTCCATACGTAGTTAGAGCTACATGTTCATTGAATCTATCCTTCATATCGGGATAAATTTCGAAGAACACGCATCTCTGATAAAGAGAATTGACAATGGAGTTAACATATACTGTCAAATTTTGCCCGGATGGGTTAGAACCAAACAGTTGAGTTAAATCACCGTTGATAGAAACCAACGGGTACGCAATATCAGACGCCATTGCTCGCATGATCTTAATATCCTCCTCTGAATAATTCATATGATCTCTAGCCACATCGCACATGATGTTAAGAGCTATCATGATCATACGTCCAGACATATGTTGATCGTAAGCCTTGAAATCTCCTGCTACCATCCTCCTTTTTCCAAACCTGGACACATATTTCATGAGTGTGTTCCATTGTGGACCCTGGGAATTAATACCTACAGCACATTCAAAAATGATTGGGTAGCGTGACATAAATGCCGCGATAGGTAGGTAATATTTCCTCACATTTAATTGAAAATGTGCGGGAGCTGCCTGATAAACCCGAGCCTTCATTTTATCGAGTTTAGTAGGTTCATCTTTCGTGCAATTTTTAAAAATTGGGTTTGCACTCAGACCTTTGGCGTATCGTTCAAATTCGTCATAACGAGCCTGTTCGACGACCATATCAGCCATTTTCCTAGGGCACGAAACACCTTCAACAGTTTCTGCAATGTCAGACAAGAAGTCTCTTTTTGGTTTATTAAGAGGCCAACCCATTGATGTACTAGCTTTCATAGCATCAACGAACTTGGTTCCATCTTCACCAGAGACAACTCTGACTTCGTCCAGTGGTTTGAGTTTGGCTGCGTACTCAGCAACTTCCTCATTGTCCTTAATATAATCATAAATGCTGTTCTTGTAATCATTTACAGCGCGATCTAAAATAGGAGTGGGAAATTCTTGGTGTGCATTGCCAACACCAGAAAGATACTTGCGGTAAGGCTCCCACTCGGGAATCACTCGCTTACCTGATTTATCTCTCCGGCAGTTAGGAGGTGGTCCATATTTTTGTTTTACACCAAATTCTTCTTCAACTTCTTTAAGAATTGGTGAATCAATCACGGCCGACTTTGGTGCCACGTAGGCATTAGGCATATTGCCATAATACTCTGCTTGACACTTAGTCTGATGATCCAGATTAGTAGTTCCCGACTTTTCTTTCGGGGTAAAATCTTTACCGTACATCTTGGTCGTGATTGGTGCGGCCGAAGCAATTACTGGATGGACAGCACTATTGGCATGCAACCTTGCGGATGCTTCAATAATGTCCTGTCTTGTAATTAACTGAGCTGCATTGAGTCCCCCTGCTTTATTTTCTCCAGCTAAATGAAAGCTGTGAATAAATGCACTGGTTTTGTGGATGTAGACATTAGTCGCCATACACATACCATTAAATGCAGGAAGTTCATGGGTATAATACCCTCCGTGTTTGAAGTAAGATTTATTATCGCGAGTTCTTACCTCACCATACTTGTCAATACGAATGTTCAATTCATCCAATTCAAAATTGGGTTTGCGAACAATACATTTGGCAAGTAAAGGTTCTCGCTTGAAGAGTGTAGGAGAGAACAAATTCTTAAGATTTGGTCTCTTACCCAAAGAAGGAATAGAAACCAATGCAATATCAGTTTCCCCCTCTTTTCCTACATAAGTCCAATCATCAGGACCTATAGGTGGGGTTACGTGATTAATGCCAGTCATGACATTGTCAGGTGCATTGCTCAAACGTAACCGCGTTCCGACTAATTTCTTCACTTCATGTATTGGCATCATTGCTTCACCGGAGTCCACTATAAAACCATTAGAGAAACCTTCAATTTCATGTTGGTATCTTGCAATAATTTGTGCGTCCTTAACTTTCGATATTACATGGTCATATTGACTATTGTGCATTGCGGGATTAATAGGAGTAAATCTCTTTTGTAGCCAAACATCAGGTTCTTTGTAATCATTAACAAAGCTGGCTTCTGATGAATTTGAATATGTAAAAGTGTTATCTTTCCTAAAAATCTTCCACAATTTGTAAATCGATAGCATACCGACAATAGCCGAAGTGCCAGCTACTAAAAATTTGCCATAACCTTTGGCTACATTACTCGTATTTTCAACAAACTTGGTCATAATTTGACGATTTGCCGATACTTGTCTGTAGGCAATATTATATACGGTACTAACGTACAATGTGGCAAATAGCAGAAATCCCATAGTTACTAAACCAGCAAATCTAACGCTCGCATCAGCTGCAATGGCGTATGTCCAAAAGAGCACAAAAAGTGCTCCAGTAAACATTGACACATTGACTAAACTAGGCATCCATTTGTTGCCATCGTCTGCAATAGCATGTAAACCGACAAAGATCCGCGAATGCGTAATTCTTTCGGGTAAACATGCCATAGCAAATAGTATGGGGTTTTTACGTAATCGTACTAACATTTTGTAATTCTTTGCAAAAGTCTTCTCATACCCGGAAAGCTCTTCCTCGGCATCTTGCCAAGAATTTGCTTCTAAGGTTAGATCAGACTTTTCCTCAGAATCTTGCGTCGTAACTGAACTATCAGATACCGGAGTACAGACACTAATATTTTCATCGGTGTCTTTTTCCGTTTCTTCTTTACAAACATTGCAAAAACGCTTGTAAGAAGCATGAGGACATAATTTCTCTGCCCTTAGTCCAGTTGCTGAAGATACAACGCTCTTCTGCACTTTTAGGTGCATTTCGACTTCTTGTGACATAAGTCGTAAGAGATCAGCAATCCCTATGTTTGTGGCTTGGCGACGCCTGCCTTTAGCATTCTTAAAATACTTAGGCACCTCTATAGGCCTACACTGTCTAGTAATCTTATTTACTGGTGTGCCCTTAGTTACGGGTAACCACTCTGTGACAGTGAACTCCCAAGCATCAGGTTGAAAATTTCCATCCTGTGCCTCTTTAACCATCTTTTCGTGATCAAGCTTGGAAATCTGTACCCCATCTTTTACTCCTTTGACTTTACGAATCCAATCTGGTCGGATTTTCGCACCAATATGTAGTTGGTATCGTCGAAGAGCGGACTCTGGAGAATTTGAATAAGCTTTAGCCCATGCATCCGGAACATTGGTAGTAGCACAATAAATTAAAGGTTCGATTGGTATCTTACCTTTTTCATCAAGGTCTGCTTTCACAGCCTTAGAAGGTGCGTTATTAATGTAGCGGATTGCATTAGCTGCTGGATTTCCTTTAGCTTTGTCGAAACATCCATTAGCCATATCATCTTCCCAAACTGCAAGAGTATAAGACTTATAATTAGTATCATACTCATCACTTTCGTTAATCATAGCAATGTGCTTATCTTCAGTTTGGAAGTCAGGATTTCCCCTAACATGCGCAATCTTTTTCAAAACATAATCAATGCTGATATTAGTGATGGTGGTTTTTCCGGCGCTTGATGGTCCGTGTATGAGAAAAGTAAATGGAGTCTCTCTTAATTTACCGTCTCCATCAAGTGCTTGACCTTTCAATTTAAACTGTTTAAGTTTAGTCATGTGGTCCTTGAGCACCCTCTTCTCAACATCCTTTGCCATCGCAACCATTCTTTCTGTGGCTTGCAATAACAATTCGATCTCGGCCATAAAAGACCCAAGAGTGGGCCAACGATTGCTGGCCTTACCTATAAGGAAGTCTGGTGCTTCAGATAACACAGATGTGTAATCCTTCCAGTATTGATCTCCCCCGTAATGGTCTAAAAACATAGGCATAAGAGATCTCCTTTCGAAGCAAACATATAACTTGCTTGCAAATAGGTGCATAACCTCAAATGCACATGAAATTAAATCAAATACATTGGAACCTGTAGCTGCTTCCTTAGCGGCTTGTATCGAGAACAATTGTAGTCCAGCATAAGTTAAAGTTAATTTCTTGCTAGTGCCTACAAGTCCGGCAGCAATGAGAATAGAGATTAACTTAACTATCTTATGAATCAATTGTGAATTCTTTGCCATATTCATGGCATCGAACATATTCCCTAACCAGGAATTCAATTTCATCAATTTAGCTGAATTAGCTTCTAATTCTACTTCCTCTATGTTCTCTGCAAAATTTGTGAATTTCGCATCTTCTTCTTCAGAAATGGTTGTAAAATACTTGACAATTGCTTGCATAGTTACATCTCCAAAGATGGCTTTGATAACAGTTATGGTAACTGCTTCATCACCTCCTACTAACGATTTGACAAGTGAAAATATACAAGTCGTGGCGCTAGTGGGATTGTCACACCCAGAAAGGGTGATACAAGATAAAATTATGTCTTCTATTATAGATACAATTTTCCTTGCTTTGTGTGGGACAGTTGCTTTAAATGCAGCCAGTCCCGCAGCTACGCCACCCGTAGCTTTATCGATGGTTTCCGCCAAACCA